TCCTTACCCTTACCAACAGGACTTCCATAAAACAGGAGCAAATAACTCACAACGCCTCTTGATGGCGGCTAACCGTATCGGTAAATCTTACTGTGGTGCGGCTGAGATGTCCTATCACCTGACAGGAATGTATCCAGACTGGTGGCAGGGTAGACGATTTAAACAACCCATCACGGCATGGGCAGGTGGTGTCTCTAACGAAACCACTAGAGATATTGTACAAGCAGAACTATTGGGTTCCCCTGATGACCCTGAAGCCTTTGGCTCTGGAGCGATTCCTAAAGAAAATATAATAAAAACGGAACGCAAACCCGGAGTGCCAAACGCCAAGTCCGTAGCATTAATACGGCATACCTCTGGGGAGAACTCTTCTTTACACTTCAAAGCCTACGAGATGGGTGTAGACAAATGGCAGGGACGCTCTGTTGACGTTGTATGGCTAGACGAGGAACCCAGTAGGGAACTCTATTCTCAAGCCGTTACACGAACTCTGGATAGGAAGGGAATGGTCTACATGACATTTACACCAGAAAGCGGCATGACAGAGACTGTAGCCGCCTTTATGAACGACATAAAGAAGGGGCAGAGTCTTAGCAACGCTACATGGGATGACGCTAGTGAACACGTTAAGACCCTAAGAGGTAAAGATGGTCATCTTAATGATGACGTTATGGAACAGATTCTGTCTGCTTATTCGCCGCATGAACGTGAAATGCGTCGCTTTGGTAGACCTTCTATTGGGTCAGGTCTTATCTTCCCAATACCAGAAGAGAAATTAATGATTGATCCTATAGAGATACAGGATCATTGGCCTAGAATAGCCGCTATAGATTTTGGTTGGGATCACCCAACCGCAGTAGTTTGGTGTGCCGTAGATAATGAAAGTGAGACCTTTTACATTTACGATTGCTACAGGGCATCCAAAGCAAGCCCCGCTGTACACTCTGAGGTTATACGGCAAAGACCGTATTTTATTCCCATAGCCTACCCACATGACGGAAATCGCAGGGATAGCATGGGAAACCCCGGACTTGCAGAGCAATACAGGGCTTTAGGTTGCAACTTTAGACTTGAACACTTTGCCAACCCTCCGGGCTTGGGCCAGACTAAAGGCTCTAACTCAGTAGAAGAGGGGCTTATGGCTATGCTACAAAGCATGGAGGCAGACAAGTTTAAGGTATTTAATACACTACCGCACTGGTTTGAAGAGTTTAGAATGTACCATAGAAAGGAAGGTAAAGTGGTCGCCCTTCGTGATGACTTGATGTCTGCCACACGTTACGCCTTTCAGTCACAACGACACGCCATTGCGGGTTCAGACCCAGAATGGACTAGCGATTTAACATATAGGAATTACGGCATTGTCTGACAGCGAACAAGAACTATTAACAAAGATTAACGCAGAGATCACAGATTCTCTGGGTTATGACGGTGAGATATCAGAACAACGTGAGAAAGCGCAAGAGTATTACTATGCGCTACCTTTTGGTAATGAGGTAGATGGCAGAAGTCAGTACGTTGACTCTACTGTACAGGATACTATTGAATGGATTAAACCCAGTCTTATGCGTATCTTTGGCTCTGGTGACGAGTTTGTTAAGTTCACACCGCATGGCCCAGAAGACGTAGATGCCGCCGCACAAGCAACTGACTATGTTAACTATGTATTCTCTAAAGATAATAATGGTTGGGAGATCATGTATTCGTGGTTTCACGATGCGCTTCTCCAGAAAAACGGCATTGTAAAAGTTTGGTGGGATGAGTATGAAGAAGCCAAAAGGGAGGAGTATCACAACCTTGGTGATCTTGAGTTTGAATATTTAATTTCAAACGAGGGTGTAGAAGTTCTTGAGCATACTGAAATTGCAGGTGCAGAAGGTTTATACCATGATGTCGTTATTAAAAGAATGGATTATGATGGTAGGGTTAGAATTGAAAACGTACCACCAGAAGAATTTCTTATTTCCAGAGAAGCAAAGAGCATAGAAGACGCTAGGTTTGTTTGTCATCGTGTCAGAAAAACTTTATCTGAACTTAGGATCATGTATCCAGATCAGGACTTCGGCCCAGAAGATTTGGGAAGTGGCGATGATGACGCTTACTTTAGTGCAGAAAGATTATCAAGATACGAATTTGATGACTCAGAAAATTATGGGTTTGGTGGAAATGAAGAAGAGGCTTTAAGGGAATATTGGTTACATGAGTCTTTTATAAAAACAGACTACGATGAAGATGGTATTGCAGAACTTAGGAAAGTATGCAGTGTTGGTAGTTATGTGTTTTCTAATGAAGAGATAGATAAAAAACCTTTTGTTAGCATTACTCCTTTAAAAATTCCGCATAAATTCTTTGGCCTTTCTGTGGCTGATCTTGTTATGGACTTACAGTTAATTAAGTCTACGCTTATGCGTAACCTAATGGACAATGCCTATAACCAGAACTTTGGTCGCTATGCTGTACTGGAGGGTCAGGCTAACCTTGATGACCTTCTTACGCAACGTCCGGGCGGTATTGTTAGAGTTAAATCACCTAATGCAGTCATGCCTTTGGCTACCCCTCCTCTTGAGCCATACTCATTCCAGATGCTTGGATACTTGGACGAGGTAAGGGAAGCAAGGTCTGGTGTAAACAAAAACACCCAAGGTATTAACGCAGACGCTTTAACTAGCCACACAACGGCTACAGCGGTGAATGCGGTGATGACCAATGCCCAGAGTAGGGTTGAGTTGATTGCTAGACAGTTTGCAGAAACAGGCGTTAAACAGTTAATGAACTGCATCTATGAACTTCTTTTAAAGTATCAAGATAAAGAACGTGTTGTTATGTTGCGTAACGAGTGGGTTCCAGTGCGACCCGATATGTGGAGTGACAAGATGGATTGCACTGTATCGGTTGCTCTTGGCAATGGTTCTAAGGATCAGCAGATGGCGCATTTATCTAATATGCTTTCATTTGCTTCACAGGCTATGTCAGGGATTACCTATTGTAACACCACAAAATATGTACAACCTTGGTGCGGCTCTTATTAAGGCTATGGGATACCAGAACGTCGATGACTTCCTAACCCCACCGCCTCCTCCACAACAAGGGCAGGAAGGGCCATCTCCAGAAGAACAAACTATGGCTATGGAACAACAAAACAAAATGAAAGAACTTGAAATCAAACAGGGTGAACTCCAAGTTAAAATGATGAAAGTACAACAGGATGCAAAAGAAGCGGCAGTAGACGCACAGTTAAAAGCCGCAGAACTAGCATTAGAACGAGATCAAAATAGAGGTGTTTTAATAGGTGGATAGAGAAGCCAAAGCAAGAAATTTACTTAACGATCCATTATATAAAGAAGCATTTGAAAAACTAGAGGAAGAAATAAATAACACTTGGTATAACTCAAGTGTAAAAGATGTCGAAAGTCGCGAACAATTGTGGCTTTCTTTACGACTCCTTGAAAGACTGCGCCTTCATCTAACCAGTATTGTTGAATCTGGAGAAATGGCAAAGAAACTTAAGGAATACTCAATATAGGAGAATTTGTAATGGCGGACACCATTGACCCGCAAGCAGTAGAGCAAGGCAGTATAGCCGAAGCACAAAGTGCTTTCCTTGGAATCTTGGAGCCTGAAGAGGCCAAACCAGAAACTGAGGCAAGCGAACCTACCGAAGATGTTGAAGAGTCTACTGAGGAAACTCAAGACGAACCATTGGAAGAGGATGTCCTCGAAGAAGAAACCGAAGTTGAGGAAGAATCTGAAGAGGAAGAGTTAGATGAAGATGAGGAAGAAGAGGTCGAAGAAGTCTATTCCGTTAAAGTTGACGGAGAAGAGATGGAAGTCGGTCTTGACGAACTTGTTAAAGGGTACTCCCGACAGTCTGACTATACTCGTAAAACGCAAGAACTTGCAAGCGAAAGAAATAAGATGGTCGAAATGCAACAGCAATGGGCTAACGAAATTTCTCAAGCACAAGCGGAGCGTCAGCAATACATAGAAACACTTGGACAATTTGCAGAAACTTCTGCTAGTGGTCTTGCACAGTTTCAAAATATTGATTGGGAAAATCTGCGACAAACAGACCCTATTTCATTTATTACGAAACGAGAGGAAATGCGTGAAGCGCAGGAAAATGTTCAGAAAATAAACTCTGAACGCGAACAAGCACTTCAAGCACAGGATGCTCAATTGCAACAAGCGCGACAGATGGCTGTACAGGAAGAATACAAAAGGCTAGTAGAAGCCGTACCTGAATGGGCTGATTCTGAAAAACGCACTAAGTTAGCAAGTGAGTTAACCTCTTACGCATCAGATCAGGGATTTACTCAGGAAGAGTTAAAAGAACTGATTGACCACAGATCAATGATCGTACTAATGAAGGCTCAAAAATATGATGCTCTTCAGAAGTCTGGCGTTAAAGCAAAGAAGTTAAAAAACAAACCCAAGGTTGTACGATCTGGAAA